AACGTTAATCCCCTTTTCTTTCATTAAATTTTTTAATTTTTCATAATTTTCCTTCACCTCTCTAACGTCTTTAAGATAAGCACCTGTTTTTTTTGCATCCTCTCCAGCTTTATCCTGTTTAGAGTCAGTCATAATTTTGGGAGCTAATCTATCTAATTCTGAATCAGCACTGTATTTATTTTTTTTGTGCTGTAATTCTTCTTTCCTAAAATTATCCAGTAAATTATGGGCTCTCTTAGTCTCCGCGAGTTGCCTCTCCTGGAATTTACGATGCCAGGCTTTATCTTCTCGAGTGTCGGCTAAAGCTTGCTCCGCTCTTTGATGCTCGAGTATTTGATTAGCCAAACGCTCATTTTCGGCAATAGCTGTATCCTCGCTAGTATTATAAGCACTAAGCGCAGGATTCATCGCCCGCCCTATAACTCCTAAATTGTTTTTAAATCCACGCTGGATAGGTTCTTTTGCTAAACCATTACCAAGAGCAAGTAACGCATTATTTATCGCTCTATGCTCCTGATCTCTGCTCATCCCTAAATTGCTTCGGGTGCTGCTAATCGCTTTTGCTATTCCCTCATCAAAAGGATTTCTTCTTTCCGGTAAAGCCTGTACTTGATTTAATATTTCTTCTTCCATACTTATAATTATTATTACATTTATAAAAACACTCTAAATCATTTTGACCACGCTTCTCGCCATTTTGCCGTTTGTTGTTCTCTTAGTGCTATATCATTAAACATTTTTGTTAAATTCTCCATCGATGGTAAAGGAGTATTAGGTTTACGGTTAGGGTTGTTTATTATCTGTTGTATCCATTGCTCTTTATTTAAACCCTTTACTAACAAAGGTTTTGGTTCTTCATATTGTGCCATAACCTGATCTAACTTTACAAACATACGAGGATCAGCAACCATCCCTTTTGAGTCATAATCAAATAAGTCTTTAAATTGAGTGTTTTTTACTACATTGGTAAAATCTCTTACTAACTCACCGTATTTCGGAGTATAAAAGGCATGCTTATCTAAAGGATTATTAACAGAATGTAAGTGAGAATAATTAGTAACTACATTAAGAGCATTCCTTATATCCTGTATCTCTTTTAGTTTTTGTTGTTTATCATTAGCTTTTGCCTGCTCAGCTCTAACTTGTTCTTGCCGTACTCGCTCGTGATGAGCGATACGGGCTTGTTCCTCTTCTTGTTTTATACGATTTTCTTCGGCTATTTTAAAAAGTCTTAACCTTTCCTCTTCTTCCCTCTTTTTTTGTCGCTTAGTATTTTCAAAATCCGCATAATTCTTGATTCCTCCCATATCCTGATCTAGGTTGCTCTCAAACTCCGTCTCACTATGACTGACTGGCACAGTTTGAGCGTATTGTGCCAAAGCATGAATATTAGGTCTTAAAGACGGCGTATAAACAGACGGATTACTACTGACACCGGGATTTGCAAAAATACTGCTGATTTCAGGGCTTACGTTATATTTTACAATATCACTACCAGACCCCCCAGGCCATTCCTGATTCCTCTCTTCTTCAAATCGCTCACGTTTTTGATTTAACTCATCTTGCGTATTTAGCCATTTGTCTACTCCGAGCTGGTTCATTCCGCTAATCTTGCCAAGTACATCCTGATATTCAGATAATCCTTGCTGACCTAAACTATTTAACTGGTTTAAATCATTCATGTCGCTTTTATTTAAACTGCTCATTCTCCCCCGAAGTACATCCTGTAGTAAGTTGTTTCTATTGCCAAAACGACTTTTAGCAATTCTATTGATAGCATCCTCGGTTTGTGATAAATGTGACTGTGACCCATAAGTACCCTTTCGCTCATGATCCATACTGATTCTGGCTTTCTCTGCCTTTAAAAGACGTTTTGTATCAGCATCAAGATGATCTACTTGCGGATTATAAATTGTAGGTAAATCACCTATAGCCCGCGAGCCAACATTCTCTCTTCCCATTAACGAGTCATAAAGCTTATCTCTTTCTCCCCTTGAGGAATCATTATAATCATGACTCAAATCTCCAAGTAAGCGATGCGAGATCGCTAATTCTTCAGGCACATTAGCTAGCTGCTGACCACTATAAGTGGGAGTCGGGCTATTATAAAGATTTAACCCTTTTTCAAGCACTTTAACTGCTGCTGCTTCACCGTAAGGCCCCATGTTATCAGGATTACCCCCGCTATTTACTATATTGTACAACGCTTTCATCTTTTGCTTTGGGGCATTTAATTCTTCGTAAAACTTATTCTTATCTGCCGAATTTGCTAGATGTGAGTATATATGCTGCTGATTGCCAAATTGCCCCAGCATATTAGTAAGTCCTGCCCTCTTTGCCTTCTCGGCGTTACCTAGTGCATTTAAACTATTGCCAAACCCTGAATTAAATTCAGAATCAAGGCTTGAAGCATCATTACTTAAGGCATCTATACCAACACGGGATAAATCAAGACCCTTATTCAGGTTCTTGTCAAACTTATTATAAAAACCGGTTTGTCTACTACCACTTCTATCTCCAAATTGCTTACTCATCAGCTTCCATCCGGTATCGCCTACCCGTCTTTGACCTGACGTAAGTATATCTAGTAAAGAGGTTTTTTGCCCCTCATTAAAACCTTGTGGCATTCTACTTAAAACACCGCTTGCTTCCACAGAATAAGGAGCAGGAGAACTATTAAACTGCTCTTCCAGCATTCGTTTCTTCTGCGTTAAAGCAGACATCGGAACGCTGGTCTTTCCCCTATATACAGGCGTCGGGTTAGCTACCATTCGCCCTATATCACGATTAATTAGGCTAAGTGCCTGTTCTCTTAGGTCATTTAAGTTGTGTGTTTTCATCTTATCCTCTTAAATAACTCTCTAAAGACTTTGCTTTTGGGGGAAGATTTACTTTTCCACCTCTCTTATGTTTGCGGATATTTTCACGGAAGCTATCCAGCTTCCGTGCTCCTGCTGCATTATTACCGTCCCCCAAATCAGATACTGTCGATGCATCAAACACATATTCGCCGTCGCTTAACTTAGCATCAATTAAATCATCCTGACCCCCGCTATCGCCGCTTAAATAACCTATAGGGCTTCCTCCGTAATAAGTTTCTTCCGTCAAATAAGCATAAGGGTTACGGGCGCTCCCGCCGCCTTTCATTCTAAGCGGCCGCCCTTCCTCATCCGTGTACTCAAGCCAGCGGCCTGTTCTTGCAAACTCCTCGGGCGATACGACACGCCTTTTAACAGAACCCATGTTCTTTATATCTTCTTCTAACTGCTTGTTTTTTCGCTTTTTTTGTAAATCGGCACGTGCTGCCTCCAAAGCTTCATCAGCTTCAACCTCGGCAATAGTCTTACGACTTGCGTTGCGATACCTTCGCTCTTCCTCTGCTATTTTCTCTGGACTCTTTGGCTTCTGCCGACCAGCATACTGCGCTGCTACAGTACCAAGTGTTAGTAAATTCCCTGGCTGTGTTAAATAGTCTTTGGCATTATCACCAAACTTCTCTAAAAAACCTCTATTATCTACATAAGGATAACCGGGATATTGCATTTGCGGATATTGTCCATACTGGGGCGGTACTCCTCCCATACCTGAAGAAAGTGCAGTCGCAGCACTAAGACCGCCACTTACATAAGGATTACTTCCTCCAAGCCCGAACAGTCCACTACTACCACTTGAACTACCCATACCTAAAGCAGGTAATATCGCATTAGTACTGCCGTAATTGCTAAGACTAGAGCCAAGAGCCGTAGCTCCCAGCTTGCTTGCTCCCGAGCCGAGAACAGATGCAACAGAAGGAAGAGCTGCCCCCATACCTGCTCCTTTTAAAGCTCCGCTGAGGGCACTCTTACCTCTTGCTGCATGCTGAGCTCCCTGACCGATAGCACCGCCAATAATACCGCCTATTCCGGGCGCAATCATATTACCGATAACTGCTCCTGCTCCACCCCCTATTACACTTCTTATTGCTTTCCATGGTTTTTTCCAGAAACTATACTCACGAAGTCCGGTAGCAGGATTTATCGTCCCGCTTCCTCCTAGACTTTTTAATATATGAGCTTCAATAGGATTAATATGGGCAAGCTCGGTATCGCCATTCCTTCCGTGTCTTCTAATCAGATCGGCAAGCCTAGGCAAATCTTCCTCTTTAACCGAACCTCCTTCTTTAAAAGAATACTGTGCTCCTGTATTATCGTAAGCATTACTATAAGACATATCAGGATAATCATACCCTTCATCTTCATAATGAGAATCAGGCATTTGATTGTTTTGATAGGATAATGAACTGGAAGGTTCAGAATTATTATAAGGATAGTTATAGGTATTTAAATATGGATCATAATTTTGCATTTTTGCCTCTAGTCTATAACAAAAATAAAAGCTTTATTTTTATTATAACAGAAACAATTCTAATCCATGTTTTTTCATAAAAAACAAAAAAGGAGCTAAAAAACTTAGCCCCTAAAAACAGAAAAAACAATGAGTAATTGATCGTGTGTTCACTTTAACATATTTAAACAAGCAATTCTAGGTGTATTTTCTAAACTTACGCTGCCTCCATATCTTGTGAATAGTTATACTGCTCGTTAATATATTTTATACAAGCCAGTTGCCTTTCCTCCCCTAAATCGGCAATACTTTCAACACCAGCTTTACTACACCACTTATTTATTATCTCGCTTGATACATTATGCAGTTTTATAAGTTCTATTAATTCGGCTAGAGTTTCGCTCGGCTCTAGGTTTTTGACCTCTTCTTCCTGATGAGATAAAACAGAGTCAAGCTTGCTACTTATGCTAGCAGATTTTGGTGTGATATTTTTAACTTCCATCTCAAGATCGTTAAAATTCTTTCCCTCCATTTCCTCAGCTGTCGGATGCTGACTTACTATCTCAGGAAAAGCCTTACGCAAGGCTTGTGCCTCGGCACATTTGGCAAGTTGTCCATATGGCCTTTTTTGCCACATAGTATTAGGTGTAGTTGTATCTTTTTTAGCAGCATAATTTTCTAGCCAGTATTCTTTAGCTGTAAACTCAACGATAGTATTATTTACTATTTTTTTAATTGTTACCTTACACCATTTAGGATAAGTAATATCTACGCCGCCTAAATTACAGGTAACATCTTCGCCGAATTCAGGCTCGCTTACACCTGCATATTGATTACTACGTGCTGCCTGTATCCTATATAGACCGACTCCTGCCATAACCACGTCTTTATACTCGTACCTCCCTGTCTGAGCATTCTTTACACTCATCGGAACAATATGTACAGGCTTTTGCATTGGGTCTAACTTTGCTGCCTTACAATAATCAAGAACCATTTTTATACTTTCATCTCTTGCACCGGTATATAAGCTGTTTTTTAGTGCTGACCATATATGCTGGTCAATTTCATTACTGGTATTTATTGCTGCTATGTTACTCATTTTTTTCTATTTCCTCCTCTTCTATTTTCTTGTTAAAATTTCTATACAAATTCAACACTTCTTTTAATGCGTCAATTATGCTCATTCCCCTCTTATTACTTTAACTATTTTTATATTGTATGATTAATCTATAACGTTTCTTTAATCTTTCTACGAAATCAGGATCAACCCCTGTTTCTCCTCTTTCCAACTCACTAATCTTGGATGGATAAGTATGCATATACTCTGCTATTTTAGGTATTGCTATACCAGCTTCTTTACGCATCCTCCTTAATTCTTCTTGTTCTTCCTTTGTCAGTAACGGATATTTTCTCGTCATCATTTAATTAAAAACATTCTTGATTGCTTAGCATGACTAATATACTTCAAATACAGCTCTTTTGCTTCATCTTTGAACTTTTTTACATCAAAAAACGACTTCGGAGCCGTATTCTTCCATGTGGCTATCACATTGCCGTTAATGTCTATTAACACATCATAATCTCGCATAAACTCTTGAATTTCAACCTTTAACTTTTCAATAGTAGTCTGTATTCTACTTTCTTCTTCCCGAGCTAACTTAAGCTCTTCCCATTTTTCCATAATGTTATCTTCTGCTACAATCTCCTGATAATTACTTTGCGGAAATAAATTAAACGTATCTCTGGTATTTACACATTTAGGCGGTATTCTTTTTTCTATATGGTTATGCCAGAAATTAATGCCAATTTTAATAATTTTATCCTCTAAATCCTTATTTCTGTTATAAGTATAGATTCTAAAATCTTGACCGCCGATTAGTACAGCTATATCAACCTTTGGTACATCACAGATTGCGGCATAATACGCTACTTGCAGCAGATAGGACTCAGGGATTTGGTCAGTGCCTGAGTCGCCCCATTCTTTGCCCTTATTAAAGCCAGCAGTTTTGCACTCAAGAACATGTTTTGTGGACATTTCATTTTTAAAGGGATGAATATCGTGCGCCCATCTATCAATATTCGCTGCTAAAAACTTGTATTCAGAATGGTAAATTGGGCCATCTGCTATTTTTAAAAAATAGCCAGTATCTTCACTGTAAGCCTTGCTAACTGCATCTTCTAAAAGATTGCCCCACCTCATTGCGTCGTTAGTTTCCTCTCTAATATCATCGCTGGTTTTATCTAAATATACATCAAGAGCTGTGCGATAAGGATTAAGTCCTGCTATAGCGGCTAAATCAGTACCACCCAAGTAATTCTTACGTTCTCTTAACCATTCTTGCTTGTTTGCCATACTAATACCATTATTTCTTTATTTATAACTTTCTGTATTAATAGTTTAATGTATTCCTATAAATATTTCTTTATAGCTACTATATTTCTCTCTAACATCTCTTTTGTCGGTAGAAACTTTGGGTCTGACTCTTCTTTAAGATGCCATTCAAAAAATTCAACTACTATAGAACAAAAACCCCTTGATACTACTACCCACTCGTCATCAGTCTTGGACTTAAGCCATGTTGA